CGATGACAAGAGAAGTCTTGTTATACGCACCAACTCGCACAAGCGATGGTCAAGGTGGGTATACTACAACTTTTGCCTATCAAAGCACAGTTTGGGGCGATTTAAGACCAGATGATAAAGTCTAAAAGAAGCCGTTACTGGTCCAAATGGCATTTCAAAATTACCTCCAATATTGTTAAAATAAACTACCATTGCTTTAGGCACTAAGTTTAACCCAGTTGCCATTTCAATAGCTTCTCTTGCTTGTGTGATAAGCGTTGAGAATAAAGTATCTTCCGTTGAAGTGCTAACTCTACAATAAGCCTTAGCTTCCGCAACTGTTACTGGCTCTGTTATTGGAGCGGTTGGGGTTGCCGTAAAGTCATTGATATAATTTGAATATGCCATTGTAATCTTTTTACAAATTTACATTAATTATAATAAAAAACCCCACCGATTAAGATGGGGTCTTTATTTTATATAGGTTAGTTATTATACATTACCCATATCTGCGTAGATAGCAGAAGTAGTCAACATTAAGTTGATGTCTTCGTAACACTCAATACGAGCAGTTACCAAGTTCTTTTGGAAGTTATCTCCATTCTCATAAGAGAACTCGATAGCTAAACCTTCAACTTCAACACGCTCTAAGTAGCTTGAATCAAAGATTAATACTTTGTCATCAGTTACCCAAGAAGCAGAAACTACTGGAACACCCCAGATAGTAATACCGCCGTTAGGAGATACGATTACAGAACCGTTACCTGCATAGTAACCAGCAGCAACAGTTGCTTTCAATAATCTACCCATTTGAGTTTGAGATACTAAAGCATAAGAAGGAACGAAGTTTGCAGTCTTTTGGTTACCGATGTAATCAATCAATTGTAATAAATCGTTAGTTTCCGCAGTTGTAGTAGAACCAGTTGCAGCACCAGATACAGTAGAGAAGAACGCAGCGTTTTCAGCCTTGAAGAAATCTCTTTGTAACATTCTTGGTAAAGTTTGAGTCATGAAAGGTAATGACTTCAACATTTGCTTAGAGAAAGTTGAGAAACCAGCTAAGTAGTCGTTTACAACTTTAACTTCAGTTAAAGAGTAGTTGTTCTCACCTTTATCAGCACCTTCAGTTTGAGCACCAATGTTGTTAGTCAAACCGCTATTCTCACGATAGTAAACATATAAACCGCTTTCGCTTCTAACAGTAGGGATTAAATCTCTAAAGTTGATGCTTTGTGCTGGTTGGATAGCTGGGTTTGGAGCGTAAGACGCTTGTGCATCTCCAGTTAAGTTACCACTTAAAGTCATTGTCTTAACATCAGATAAGTCTAAACGATATTTACCGTTATTCTTTAAAGACTTCTCCATTGCATCGAAGTTGCCATCTAATTTCTCTAAGATAACTTCGTCAATGTGCTTTACTTCTTTCTTAGCAGCTTTCTTTTGTGCAGCTAATTGAGAATCGATTTGTTTTTGTAACTCGTCTTTTACAACAGTTACAGATGCAGCTACTTCTTTAATTTGAGCTTCTGCATTAGCTTGAAAACCTTTAAGGTTCTCTGCCATTTCGTTAATTAAATTTTCCATTTTTACTTTTTAAATAGATTGTTAAAATGTTTGATTGCTTTAATGGAGATTCAAATAAAACAAATACAAGCTGCGTTATTAGAACTTGAAGTTGTAGAAACTATCACTCAACCCGCTGAAGCAGTTGAGCCTCGAACGCAACAGTACAACGACAATTACAAGTATTAGCAGCACTTGCTCCGCTATCGCAAGGATGCATCATTAATTCAGTATTCCCAATATGTGTTCCGCCTTTTGCTTTTGGACTTGTTGGAACTTTAAATGGTTCGTCAAAGTTTGCCTTAACTCCATCCATAACAAGATGGTCAGCATAACTTGGCGGCATTCTTCTTGTTCTTGCATCTCTTGCTGAAATCCATTCTTTAACAGTTACTAATCCAGTTGCAGTTGCTCCAACCATAGCACCTAAGTTAGCAGCACGACCTGTTTCCGTTCTTGCTATCAACTCGGCTCTAAAGTCAGTAATCCCAGCTTGTCTAAGCATTGGGATTAGTTCTTGAATAGATAAGTTTTGTTCAAATCCTTTTTGTAGGTATGCAGCAATTTGATTAGCCGTTGTCTGTGTGATTTCGTCTGCTATTGCTCCAACTCCTTGCCTTTCTAAAAACTGAAGGATTACATAGGCATAAATATCGTTTTGGCTCATCTTTATCTCAAATGGCTCATAAAAGCCTTTTGTAGCCTTTTTAACTGACTTATTTGTGTCTTTAGCCATCTTTGTACCTAAAGCGACATGAAGTTGCTTAATTGTCTTTGCAATGCCCTTAGAACTCATTGCAGCATAATCTTGGGTACGGCAAAAAGTATCTACTTGCTTTTGCAGTTCTTTTTTGAACTTAGGCGAATAGGTCTTAAGTGCGTTTAAATATAATTTCCTATAATCTTGCCAAATCATTTGTTTGGATTGTATGCCCAGTTCTTTAGAGATATATCCCTTTTAGATGGGCAAGTTTTAGAAACTGGTTCACCTTGTTCCATATTTTTCATACGGCTAACAAAACTAATCGTTCTATTTGCTGACTTAACTTCGTTTGCACCCCACTCGCTTTTTTTCTTGCTAAGTAAGTTTAAGTTTCTTGTTATTGGTCCTCTGTCTAAAGAAGCTAACTTAGAACATTCTGTTTCACTCCAAGCCTTTAACTCCGAATAAGACATATTTACAGTATCGTGATACTTAGAGTAAACTTCGTCTATTATCTCGGTTAGGTCAGCTTTTAACTCAACCTTTAAATCAAATAAGCTATCAATTAACTCTTGACTATTCATTTGGTAAGTTTAATGGTTGAAAGTCATCAACTGGTTGTAAAGAACTTGGGATATAAAGTTTCTCCATTTCAGTTTCATCAATGTACTCTGGAATTTCTAATCCCATAATGTCCATTTTTTGTTTAGGAGCAATCCACCAAGCCTTGTCTAACCATTCTACTTGTTCGCTCTTATTAGCTTCTAATTCTCCGTAAACTGATGCGTCAAAATCAACATAAATATTTGTTCCTCTATAACCCCAATCGCTATGTAACTTTCTGTTGATGTTATCACGCATTCCGATAAGTAAAGGCAATGCACATCTTAAAGTCAAAGCCTTTTCGCCCTCTCTTTGGTTATTGTATGTCTTGTTCTCGCTATCGTTTAATAATTGTGCTGGCACTCCGTAAATATTGCAAAGTGCTTTCATGTCCCACTTTTCACTCTCAATAATATCAAGTTCTACGGGACTTAATCCTATTTGTTTCCAATCTACTTTATAACCACTAACGGCAATTGAATTAAAGTTAGCCGCTCCACCTTTTTCGCTTACCGCTCTTTTTAACGCTTGTGCTTGTTGACTTCCACTTATTGGATCAAAGCGTTCATCGTTCATAAAAAGAACTCCAGCTGGACCACCATTCTGGAAAGATGCAACCGCCGCAGTCTTGGCTTCGTTGGAACGAGTCAAGTTTCTCGCTGCAGCCATTAACGGAGATTGACCATACAATTGATTTCCAGTAGTATTCCATTGTGGGTTAAAGTATTTGTCTTGTAATATTTCTTGTTTACTAAAATCCCATAAAGGACCATAGTTTAATTGATAACCAGCTATTGTTGGAGGAAATGCCATTGTGTTAGCTATAATGTACATATATTGAGATGGAAGTACAAATAACTCATAAGGTTTACCAGTATTTGCTCCGCCCTCAATCATTTTAGCATACACAAAAGAATTACCAGTAATTAACTTAAAACCTGCCCAAGCCTCAATCAAATCGCTCCAAGTATCTTCTTCGTTAGGGTATTTAAGTAACTCGTTTAATCTTGAATCTCCATTATATAATTCAAATGCTTTTTTATGAAGATTATTTACTTCTTTCCAGTTTTCAATTTTATCTGGTTGGCTCATTAAAGCCTTGTATTTCTTTGCTGAAACTTCATCAACTACTTTATAAACATGCCAAGGGGCAATCTTTGCTTTATCAGTAATTAGCTTTACAATTGAATAAACTATATCATTCGCTTGATAACCTTCGTTTACAAAACTAATATTATCGCCACCTTGCCAAGTTACTATCCCTTGTTGTATTGCTACTTGTCCGTTGAAAGGTATGTTAGGCAAAATAGTGTTTAGCTTCTGTCTTTTCTTCAAGAAGTCAAATAATCCCATTTGTGTATATTTTAGTCAAAGTTACTTATTTTGTATTAAAATACGCTCACTTGAAATTTAGGAGTATATTCAAAAACCATTCGCATTGCAAGACAATCACTAAAGTCTGGAGAACGACCTATTAACGCTTTTACTTTGTCTTTAGGAATAATCCCTTTTTTGCCATCATTATCTACTGACTTTTGTTTTACTTGCTCTAACTCTTGGATAATCTTTTCTTTGATTGTGCCAGTTGCATTAATGAATATCTTGTTATCGTTTATGTACTCTGCTAACTTGTAATAGCATTGCGACTTTAGGTTATCAAAGTTTTCTTTTTGTCTTGTAACTGGGTTTTCTAATGGAGAACTATTGTTTACAAAGTTCTTACAACCTGCAATCATATCCGCAACTCCACCGCCAACACCATCGGAATCCACTACTACTTGCGAATTGGGTATTTGGAACTCCGCTTGAAAGCGTTTGATTATTTCAGCCACTTCAACAACCGATTTGCCGTTGTACTGATGTAATTTAACACGAAAGCCATCCCAGATGCCAACAACAGTACTATCGCTACCAAAACGAGCAACATCACAACTAATAAAGTGTGTACCAGAAGATACAAAAGTGCTACTAAAGCAATCAAGAATTTTATCATAATCTATTAAAGTTGATGGATCGTTGGAATATTCCCAGTTACCAAATAGCAAACGCTCCTTTGAAACTGTATCTAATGTTAAAAGGTTTTCCTTGTAGTGCTTTGAGATAAATGGGTTGTCATCAATAAGTGAGGCTACAAAGCGTTTATTAGGTGCAATCGTGTTATCTACTTGTGGTTTGTAGAACTCCGAGTAGGTCCAGTTCTTTGCTGGGTTACAAGTGTAAAGAACCTTAGGGATAAGATTGTTCTCGTCTAACTGAAATCTAATCCTTGATTTGATGATATTTCGTGCCTTATCTTCTATTTGGTTTGCCTCATCAATAAACGCATCGGTTATCTCTAATGAACCTAATTCATCAAAGTTTGGATCGGAAGGATAAGCATAAAGGTCTTTTAATAGGATTACTGAGCCGTTAAATAATTCTATTTGGCTCATTTGTCCGTTGTACTTGTAATGCTTACCAGCTTCTAAGCCTTGTAACTTAGCTACTTGAAAGAACGAAACCAATGTAGTTTCTTTAAGTGTCTTTAGGACTGCACGACCTATCAAGCCTCTTGTATTGGGGTATTTTAACCTTTGCTTTAATTGCCAGTAACAACCTAATGCAGTCTTACCACCACCAGCACCACCGCCAAATAAAATCTCGTTTGTGGTCTTGTCTTCTAATAAATCTAAAGCTATTGTTTGTTTAATGGATAATTCCATTTATTTAATTGTAGTTATAACATTTATAGTATCTCTACTTATTTCTATTTCTCCAACTTTAATAATTCTAATTTCTGTATGTGTTTTATTATTTGGCTTTTTTGTTAAAACCACTAAAATAACACAAATTGACAAAATAAATATTACCCCAATTATAAGAGATAAAAAATATTGCATTATTGTATTTTCTTTCATAATTAAATTGATGAAGTATTTCCTACATAAGTTTTTTTCTCTTCCCAAGTGATACTCATTCCACCGCTTACCTCAACTTCGGTAGCTTGTTTAGGCTTACCTTCTAATCTATCAATTACTTCTTGGTATGCTCTTTGGTCGCCCTTTAATGCCTTAGCAATCATTTGCATATCCATCAACTCCAATACTGTAAACTCTTCTTCTTCGCCAGTAATTGGGTTTTTCTTCTTTTGCACTAATTCAAGTAAACGCAAAAGTCTTGTCTTGCTATTTTGTATTCCTTTAGGCTTTCCGTTTGGGTTTCTTACTTCGCCTTTCTTAGCTGGTATTAAATTTTGTTCGTTTGCCATATTTTCTAATCAATTTCTAATCAATTACAAAGATACACCACAATTAGGGCAAACCTTTGCTTTCTTAGTATTATCTATTTTTTCTGGCTCTTCTATTGTTGGAATAAAGAAGTCTAAATTAACCCCCCAATCTGCTAAATCGTGCAAATCCCAATTCTCGTTAGCAAGTATGTCCATATCAAATTCTCCATTATGGGTATTGTCAATGACAAGTAACTTTTGCTTTTTTCTCTCCGATAGGTTAGCCATTATCTTAACTGGTACATCTTGGATGCCTAATTCTAAACAAGCCTTGTATCTTTGATGACCTGCAAGAATTACATTGTTTTCGTCAATGATAATAGGTTTAGCTTCTAACAAATCTTGATCTTCTTGTATTGACTTAACCAGTCTTTCAAACTCTGTTTTGCTAATCTTTCTTGGATTACTTGGATTAGGTCTTATTTGGTTTATGTCCATTATCGGTTTTTTGTGTCTGTTCTAATAGAAGGCAATTGTGTTTTTTCTTTGACTTTTAGGCTTTCAATGCTTAGTTCCTTTCCGCACTTAAAACACGCTACTTTATGAAACTCTAACAAAGACTGCCATACATAGTCTTCGGTTATTCTACCGCACTTGCATTTATACTCTCTTTTAGCGAATGTGTCTTTCATACTATCTACCTTGTCCTCTGTAAGCCTTATGCTTAGGAGTGTGTTTGTTATAAGATTTCTTTGCTTTACCAGCTTTTCTTTTACCAAAGCTGACTTTGCCGTTGCTACTTAGTTTCGCCATATTTTTCTATTAATTCGTTTAACTCTGTTCTGGACCATTTATAAACCTTAACTCTTGTTGCTATTGTTTCCAATCCTTTTACCGCTGGTTCGCCTAACTTTTGCACTAATCCAATTCTGTACATAGCTTGGTTGCCGTGTTTATAACAGTTACAAGCCGCACATTGAAGATTTATGTTCCACTCATTGAATCTTAAAGCTGAAAATCCTTTTTGAGGGAAGTAGTGACCTGCCTGATTAGCGTTAGGACTTCCGCAAGATATACAAGGCAAACCCTCATCTCGTTTGCGAACATAAGCGTTTACAACCTTTTGTGTCTTTTCTAATAGTTTTGGTAATGGAGTTAATGCCATAAGGCAAAGTTAGGGTTTATGTATACGAAAAACAACAGTTCTACCATTTACCTCAAATCGCTTCCTTTTTAGAGGACTTAAACCCGTCCTTATTGCATATTCTGGAACTTTAGTCGTTCTTACTGCGTAGGCTATGCTTTTAAATATGGTTACTTCTTTTGTTTCTATGTCTATCATTTTTATTGGTCTTGCATTTTCCGCACCACTCACTATCATTTTATCCATCTTTTTAATTCAAAGTAAATATTTGCCGTTGTTATTAGTATAAAAGCCAACGGAACGCTAATAAAGAAAAATTTAATGTATTTCATAGTTATTTTTTTGATATTCTTCAAATACTTCGTCAACACTTTTATATTTATTCTTGTGATGATTTATAATACTAATACTTGCTGGAGAATTTGGGTTAAGACATACACTTACCAAACCTTGTTTCAATGTTAATTTATGCTCTTTTAATCGCTCTATTTGGTTTTTAAGTTTTTGATAACTTGTCATATTTATTTGTTTTGGTTATATTTTTTGTTGCATCTATTACAAACTGAATTACTAGCTATTCTGCCATCTAAAGGGATAAATCCAAATTCTTCTATATAATCATCAATTGATGCAGTCCATTTATGGAATCCAAAAAAGCACAATAATTTTTTCATAGTTATTTATTTTGGTTAAGTATTTGTCTAATAGTCCATATAAAACCATTTATAAAATCAATATTGCTTTCTACTGAATTAGACAAAGAAGCTTCATTTGCAATATCTCTATTTGGTAATTCTATTGGTATTAATGAATTAATAACTCTATCTATATATCCTATATTATCATTTTGTCCATCGTTCCACCCTTCTAAATATGCTTCCCTTACTTGTTCTTCTGTATATAGTTTCATAGGTTATTTGTTTTGGTTAATTCAAAATTTTATAATCTAAATTTTCTGTCATCATATAAAAATGTCCATTTTCTAATGTAATAAAAATTGAATTAAATAATTCAGAATGTTCAACTTCGGTTACTTTTATTTGTGTCCCTTTAGTTAAATATTTTTCAGTTCCTTCTTTGCCAATGTTTAACAACATTTCAATTGTTTTTCCATTTTTTAAATTGTTCATAGTTATTTGTTTTGGTTATTTTATTAATTTTTGCTGCAAGGTGGTACTTCTCTCAATATTTCAGTTGAACAAAACTCAAGCAATACTGAAATTATTTTAAGTTTTTCCTCTTGAGATAATTTGTTAAAACTATCTTTTATATTTATTACATCTGTAATTTCTCCATCAATATTTGCAAAAATACTGGTACATGGAAATAAATCGTGACACATTTTTTTGTTTTTTTTCATAGTTAATTTTTTTGGTTATAAAATTCATTATATAAATCTTCTACGCTTTTACCCATTTTATTGTTTGTACGCATAAATCGTATTAAATCAAGCATTTGTTCTTTTTCTTTTTCAAGATATTTTTCTTTTAATTCATCAATATGACCTTGAGTAAGCATAATATCTCCCATTCCAAGATGGCATTTGCTAAAAGCTAAACTTCTTAAATACTCAATTAATTCTTGCATTGCTGTTTTCATAGTTTAAAGTTTTAATGCCCCCATTTTTGACATAACAAACACCACTCTGTTAATGATTAAAAATTTGGGGGCAATTATTTTGATATTGTTTTTAAATATTCATTCATAGCATTTCGGTTAGCTTCTTTGTCTGTATCGCTTGACATTCGGTTACTATCTCCGTAAGACTTATTTTGAGCGTGTTGTTCTTCCATAAAATTAACAAACTCATCGTGTCTTTGTTGGCGATACACCTCAAACATTTCAAAGAATGTAGGCATATCCATTCTATCATAGACTTTGCCGTATTTGTATTTAACCATTCCGTCTAAAAACAATAGAACATCTTGAATGGCTAATTGATCCGCTTCAGCCTCTTCAATGATTGAGTAAGATAATTGCATAATTTGCTCTGCATTCATACCAACTCTTAAATTAAAGTTATTCAAAGCCTTAGTTATTGCTATTGATAAAATGCCAGATATTTTTTCATTTCCATAAATCTTAGTTAAAGATGGTAGCCTTTCGCTTACTGGAACTAACTGAATTACTTTTACCGGCAAAACTTCGCCTTTGTCTTTAAACCTACAAAGTTCGTTAAAAACTGCACCTCTATCGTTCTTAGCTAAAGAATTTAGAATGTGCTTCGTGCAACTGTTCGATGGTAACTTTTGGGCTAACCCTTGAT